ATTTTGGAAAAAATCATCCCTAATTTTAGCACGCTTGAACAGATTTTTTACACGAACATAATCGTAACTGGAATTACGATTATCCGTGAATGATGGTAGTAATAGGTCTGGGAAAAGATCGAAATATGACATTTTAGAAACCTATATCGTCGTATCTGAGTTGTGTAAATTCTCCTACAGCATCGGAAGGACCAAATGCATCTGCAAGACTAGGATCTATATTATTTGGATCCTGTTTTTCATAATCTTGTGCAAATATAGGGGTTAATTCGGTGAATGATAACGCCATATTTGTTCTTACTGGCATTGAAGTTACATTTGGATCATCATATGATTGATATACTCCTTCAGGAGTAAAATTTAATTCACATGAAGTTAATGCACAGATTTTAAATCTATTTAAACCATCTATAATTTGCCCACCATTTCCTCGATATGATATTCTAAAGATATTCGGAGATGCTAGAAAAATTGTGTTCGTTGATATTCTTTTTGCTGCCATTCCTTGCCTAAAAAATCTTATTACTTGTCTAGCTGCTTGAGCATCCTCTACGTCATTTGGAGCAAACTCAAAAGCAAATGAGAATGACCTAAGTTTAGGACCATTGAATAGTAATTCAAGATTTGGATTAATTGTAGTTCCAGTTCCTCTTGCAATGAATTGTGCAGGATCTACATTAATACCAAATTTTCCAAGAGCATATTGTGAAACAAATGATGATAATAATAACGCGGCAGGTGCATTTCCACCAAATTGATTGTTTGCTATTTTACTAAGAAAATCTCCAATTCCGCTACCTAGATCTGTAAGAGCACCGCCAATATTTCCTTGTGCAATCGCTTTATTTACAATTCCCAATGCCCCAAAAAATGCAGCAGCTTCTACAGGATTAGCACGGTCTTCACCCCAGGAAACACCATTGGAAATGCCTAATTGGTTTGGAATTGGTAATTTTACAGCACCAATAAATTGTTTTACATTGCTATTTCTTTTTAATCCTTTAGTAATTAAATCGAATGGAGTAGTTTGCTGTCCAATAGAACTCAAAGGAAAAAGACTTTCTTGTGGTGCTCTATATTGAAACTGTTCTATAAAAACATGATCCTGTGTATTTACATATGATGCATCTTTTGGGTATGATATGATTACTGGTACATTGTTTCCCTCGGGGTTTAAAGATTTTATTGTTTCCTGGGCATTTTTTTTAGATTCTTCTTCAAGGACTTGTATTAATCCATCTGTGTTTATAGGCGCTACAGGATCTGGAGGTGTCCAATCGGGCGGCATAGTTACTGGTTTTAGATTATCTGGATCTTGTTGTGTTGGAGTGTCATTCCAAGATTTATTTTGTCCAGATGTATTAGCCGCTTTTGTTCCCAAATCAAATCTACCTTGAGATCTCATTTGCCCCTTTAATTCTGAAATACTAGCAAAAATTCCTGTTTGAAATTGTGGGGTTTCTATTAATCTCTCAAAATCTGATTTTCCAGGTTGAGTATATTCCCAGGGAAAATTTCCCCAAGTGATTGAAGTTGGTTTTAAAAAATCACCGTTTGCGGTATCTATACTATACTGTGCTCTATATGTTTTGTCTCCTACAATTGTGAAAGTAAATTCTCTATAAACAGCTCCTCCTTTTAAAGCTGGATTTGCTCTATTTTTCTTTGGTGCCATTATCTTAAACTCCTAGGATCGACTGGAACTTCTGCACCACGAAAACTTCTAACAAATTCTTCAGCAGCCAATAGTGATGCAGCTTGCCATTCTTCCATTGCTATATCTATGAAGTTACTTTCTACTTCTGATTTCAAGTATTTATGGAACCCAGTGCTGCCAAATAAAAATTCTTCCCAATTCTGCACACCGCTAGATTGAGCTTCTTGAAGCATATTCACCACATCCATTCTTTGATTACGAGGATAATAATGTAAATTCATCCCGTAAAATACTTCATTTAGATCAAGAACAATAAAGCACAGTGGATTTTTATCATAAAATCTTTTTTCTGCTGTTAATGCTCGATATCGAAAAAGCATTAAATGCCCAACTTCAGGAATACTTGTAATTTTTGATTTTGGAAATTGTGCCTTATATTCCAAGATCGTGCTCCGTTAGAATTTTAAACTCCCATTTTCGATCATCACAATATTCTTTCGCAGCTTGCCACTTTGCCATATTTTTAGCATATTCATAAACCTCAGAAAGATATTTTTTAGATCTTGATTTTTGAGGTGTAGGTCCTTTTACTTGTTTTGCTGGTTTTATTTCAATCAAACTTTCCATAATTTTTCCAGATGTATTTTTATATTTGATATAAAAGTCTGGAAAATACTTATGATATCGATTATCAACTGGAGATTTATAAGGTATCCAAAGTTCTTCTGATGCCCAGATCAAAATATTTTCATTTTTATCACAATAATTCATAAATTTTAGTTCCCATAAAGATCTATAAATGATATTTGTGGGATCGCCTTTGTATTTTTTAGGATTGGAAGGTCGAAACTTTCCCTTATAACTCATACATAGTATATAAACGTCTTCTATTTAGATGACTAGAGAAAGTAATTTAGAAGCAACTAGAAATAGGATTTATCTTCCTACATCAGAACTTTATAGATCTAGCATAAGCAAAACTGGATCTGGTATTGTTCCCGCATTTAATAATCTTTATGATGTATGGATAGATTTTAGTAGTACCACAACTGAGAGTGGTAATAGTTTATTGGGATTTATCAATCAATATGGATTTTACGATGCTAGATCGACAGAAAATCCAGGAAATTACTTGGCGTTATTTTGCTCAGAAGCAGTTCTTCCAGGGTCGCAAATTCAAACATCACAAGTTGATGGATTGAGACAAGGTGTATCTTCAAACTATGCTATTTTTAGAAGATATCCTGATATTACATTAACATATTATTCCCAAAAAGATTATTATACAAATGAAGTTTTCAATGCTTGGATGGAATATATTTCACCGACTACATTATCATCTGGTGGGCACGGTGCAAATACTCAACAAAGAAAAAATGATCGTGCTGCATATAAGAAATTAAAATATCCCCTTAGTTACAAGTGTGATATTCAAATCACTGCATTTAGTGGAGATGTTCTTCCTGAGAATAATCGACTAAGATCGACTGATAGTGTTAGGAGTTCTGCTAGAATGTCTAGTAGTATTACATATCATTTAATGGATGCATTTCCTGTTAATATTGTTGCTGCTCCATTAGCATATGGCGATGCTGAATTGATTAAAACTGCAGTTACATTTAAATACGACTATTACTACACGGATAGAACTTCTAGATCTTTTGATACCGATATTCTTTTAAGATCAGATTTTGGAAAGAACATCAGAAATCCGTTCTAAATAAAGACAATGATGTGAATTTTTATGCCATTACCTAAGGTTGTTACTCCTACATTTGAATTAGATTTAATTTCGACTGGTAAGACAATTAAATATCGTCCATTTCTTGTTAAGGAAGAGAAAGTTCTTCTGATTGCACTTGAAAGTGGTAATGAAAAGGATATTTTAAATGCTGTAAAAGATGTTTTAAAATCCTGTGTTCTTACTCGTGGTGTAAAAGTAGAAGATCTTCCTAGTTTTGAACTTGAATATCTTTTCTTGAATATTCGCAGCAAGTCTGTTGGTGAAAGTGTAGAACTTCTAGTTACCTGCACAGATGATGGAGAAACTCAAGTTCCATTGTCAGTTAAAATCAATGAAGTAAAACTTGTTGTTCCTGATGGACACAATGATCTAATTGATCTTGGTAACGGATTGTGCATGAAGTTAAAATATCCTTCTATGCAACAGTTTGTAGAAAATAATTTCTCACTTTCAAAAGCAGGAACTAATTCGGAAAAGATTGATAAAGCGTTTAAGTCTGTAATATCCTGCATTGAGCAACTTTATAATGAAGATGAAGCATGGTCTTATTCGGACTATACTGAAAAAGAATGGATTGAATTCCTTGAGGGATTGGATAGTTTTCAATTCCAAATGATTGAAAAATTCTTTGAAACAATGCCAAAGTTATCATATACCACAAAAGTTACAAATCCAAACACTGGTGTTGACACTGATGTCCTAATTGAGGGATTAACAAATTTTTTCGCATAATGCTATATCATACAGATATGACTTCATATTATGAAATTAATTTTTCTTTGATGCATTATCATAAATGGAGTTTATCTGAAATTGAAAACTTGATCCCATGGGAACGGGAAACTTATATTACATACCTAGAGAATTATTTGGAGAAGAAAAAATTAGAAGCAGCACAAGCAGCAAATGC